AATGCGAACTTTTACCAATCACGGAGGAAAATTAATGCCAAAAGATAAATTAAATTTAAATGAACTTATGAACAATTTAAATCAGGTAGGTTTAAACGTAATCAATTTTGATGAACATTTTCATGAGCAGTTTATTAACAAAAAAGAAAACGAAAAAACCGAGAATAAAAAAGAAAAACCAAATAAATAAACTTTTCTTAATCAGCTGAGTAAAACGCCGTTAGTTTGACATTAACGGCGTTTTTTAATATATAAGATAAATCACATTTAATTTTATAGGAGTTTAAAAAATGCGACAATATCCAATCTGGAATATTATAACAGCTTGTATTTATAACAGCTGTAAAAGTTACGGCGTCAAAAATACTGGAGAAGTAGAAGTTAGAGTCGGCACCAGTTCAAAAAACAGTCATTTATTTTTGAAACATTGCACAACCCACCGACAATTAGAAAACGGCGATAAGGAGTTTAGATTTTATATTGACGGTCAGTTAATAAAGAGAGCTGTACTTTATAAAGGAGCGAACGAGCTTACATTTTATGATGGAGCTTATCCAACTAATTCAGAATATTTGAATACGCCTATTGAAAACGGAGTCTTAAATTAATGATTCATTTACTTATGGAAATACTTTGTTTCTTATCTCTTTTAATATTTGGTTTTTATTTATTGATTGCTTTAGTTTAATTTAATCACGAAATAAAACGAATTAAACGCCGTTATTTTGACGGCGTTTTTTTTATCCTTAGTTTTTTACAACGCTCTAGAAACAGCTGTAGCCAGTTTAAACGATAATTAGTATTAAATAGTTAATTAAGGCGTCATGAGACGCCCACACATAGCCGAAACATATGGAGCGGGAAAAACTACCCATAAAAAACGTCAGCTGTTTCCAGACGCTCAAAACATGATTCGCAATTTAAGCAGCACTTAACAACTGAGAAAAATTAAACGCTGCTTTTTTATGGTTAATCGTCCGGGATAACTTGCGACGAGATCCACGAAACAAGCGACGAGATCCACGGCACCAGATCCGAAAATCACGCATCAGGACGCAAGAAAAATTGTTTAGGATCCTTGAATAATAAAGGTTAAAAAATAAAATAAGAATCGAGAAAATCAGCGAAAAAATCAGGCGACGCCGTGCGTTGCGTACGCAGGCAAGTGCCAAGTTTTTCACAAACAATTAGATAAAAATTGAAATAGCGATTAACTATAGTATAATAAGCCATAAATCGCATAAAATAAGATACGTTAGGGGCCCCTATATGGAAGTTACATCACACGACGAGAGACGCTTAAAACTCGAACTACGTTTAGCGCAATTAGAGAAGAATGAAACTTGTCAAAAACAGTTTTTATCATTTGTCAAAACCATCTGGCCGAGCTTTATACAAGGCAGGCACCACGAGATCATAGCCGAAAAGTTAGAGAGGGTGGCGCGTGGAGAGTTAAAACGTCTAATTATCAATATGGCACCTCGTCACACGAAGTCAGAGTTCGCATCCTTTTTGTTTCCGGCGTGGATGATGGGCAAAAATCCCAACATGAAGATCATTCAGGCAACACACACAACAGAACTAGCCGTGAATTTTGGTCGTAAGGTTAAAAACCTTTTAGACACGGAAGAGTTCCGTGAAGTTTTCCCTGATGTAAAGTTAGCAGCAGACAGTAAAGCGTCTGGAAGATGGGACACGAACAAGGGCGGCATGTATTATGCTGTCGGTGTGGGGTCAAACTTAGCTGGTCGTGGCGGTGATCTTGTTATAATTGATGATCCGCACTCGGAACAGACCGCGATGAGTAACAATGGTTTTGAAGATGCGTGGGATTGGTACACTGGGGGCCCCCGACAGAGGCTCCAGCCGGGTGGCAGTATCGTTTTGGTGCAGACTAGGTGGTCCGAAAAGGATTTAACGGGGCAGTTGATGCGTTCTATGGCTAAAGATAAGCTTGCAGACCAGTGGGAGATAGTAGAACTACCTGCTATTTTTGACAGCGGGCAGCCCTGTTGGCCAGAATATTGGAGTTTGGACGATTTGACAGCGGTGAAAGCGTCAATACCACCTAGTAAATGGAACGCGCAGTATCAACAACGGCCCACGGGTGAAGAAAACGCCATAATTAAGCGTGAATGGTGGCAAAAATGGGAAAAAACAGCAGTTCCTAACCTTCAATACGTCATTCAGAGCTACGATACGGCCTTCTCGAAACGAGAAACGGCTGACTACAGTGCGATAACGACATGGGGAGTGTTTTATCCAGAAGAACAGGGCGGACCACCGGCTTTGATACTGCTGGATAGCAAAAAAGGACGCTGGGACTTTCCAGAGCTAAAAGAGTTAGCGTTAGATCAGTATAATTATTGGGACCCAGAGACGGTTATCATAGAAGCGAAGGCTTCTGGTATGCCTTTGACCCACGAATTACGGAACATGGGTATACCGGTAGTTAATTTTACACCGAGTAAAGGCAACGATAAGGTATCAAGAGTACATGCTGTGTCTCCATTGTTTGAAGCGGGTATGGTTTGGGTCCCCGACGAGACTTTTGCGGATGAGATGATAGAAGAGGTTGCAGCTTTTCCAAATGGAGAGTATGATGACCTTGTTGATAGCATGACACAGGCGCTTATGCGGTATCGTCAGGGTAATTTTGTACAGCTACCGAGCGACGATTGGGATGAGAGCGATGGGTCGGCACAGGTAAGGGCTTATTATTGAGGTGTAAATGGCTGATCCTCAGCAAAAAAAATTCTCAGAAGTACTTTCAAAAATGGAAGCTCAAGACAAAGCGGTGAATATGACCAGAAGACCACAAGGTATTGAACCTTTTATCAAATTCGTGGTATAGTCCCTGAAAGGAGATCTAAATGGCAAGAGAACCAATAGCAAGCATTATGGACAAAGTACCATCGCAGCTGGACCAAAGTGAATTACAAGCTGAAATAGATATAGAGATGCCAGAGGCTATAAACGACGATATGTTAGAAACTTCACCTGAAGTAGAAGTAACTCTAGAGGACGACGGCGGTGTAGTTGTAGACTTTGATCCGAACATAGGTGAAGCCGAGGGTGAGTTTGGTGACAACTTGGCAGAACAGCTATCGGACACAGAACTTGGTAGGATCTCTGGTGAATTAACAGGTGAGTTTGAAGAAAACAAGAGTGGTAGACAGGAGTGGGAAGATGCTTTCGCCAATGGTTTGGAATTACTTGGGTTCAGCTACGAAGAAAGAGCACAGCCCTTCAGAGGAGCAAGCGGTGTTACGCACCCTTTACTTGCTGAATCAGCCACGCAGTTTCAAGCACAAGCCTTCAACGAGCTGCTGCCGCCGGGTGGACCAGTCAGAACACAGGTCTTAGGATCCAGCACACCTGAGAAAGAAGATCAGGCGCAGCGTGTAAAAGAGTTTATGAATTACTATATTTCTTCTGTTATGGAGGAATACACACCAGAATTTGACCAGATGCTCTTCTATTTGCCACTTGCAGGGTCAACATTTAAGAAAGTTTACTATGATGAAAACTTAGGACGAGCTGTAAGTAAGTTTGTACCAGCTGAGAACCTAATCGTGCCATATAGCACATCTGATTTAGAGACATGTCCTAACATAACTCATGTAGTTAAAATGAGCTTGAATGACTTGCGCAAGAGACAATTATCGGGTTTTTACAGGGACATACCTGTAATACCAGCGCAGGGCGACAGTAACTCTGTACAAGAAGAATTAGAGCGTATTGATGGCATGTATCCATCAAACATAGATTACGACTGTACTTTACTGGAGTGCCATGTAGATCTTGACCTTGAAGGTTTTGAAGAGACAGACGAGGACGGTGAGCCTACAGGCATTAAGGTACCTTATATTGTGACAATATCACAGGATAACGGACAAGTTCTTTCGATTCGTAGAAACTATGTTGAGGATGACGAAGACAAGAAAAAGACACAGTATTTTGTACATTATAAATTCTTACCGGGCTTTGGTTTCTATGGGTTAGGATTAATACATACTATTGGTGGTTTATCAAGAACCGCGACAGCTGCATTAAGACAACTGATTGATGCCGGTACGCTATCTAATCTACCAGCTGGCTTCAAGGCCCGCGGACTACGGATCAGGGATGACGATGAGCCGCTACAGCCGGGTGAGTTTAGAGACGTTGATGCACCGGGCGGGGACATAAGATCAAGCTTGATGTCGCTGCCGTTCAAGGGACCAGACCAGACTTTGATGGCGTTGTTAGGCTTTGTAGTTGATGCAGGACGGCGATTCGCGACCATTACTGATATGAAAGTAGGCGATGGCAATCAGCAGGCAGCGGTAGGTACAACTATTGCTATGTTGGAACAGGGTTCACGGGTCATGTCAGCTGTACATAAGAGATTGCATTATGCGATGAAGTTAGAGTTTAAGTTGTTATCTAAGGTAATGGCTGACTTTTTACCTGACGAATATCCATATAGTATTACGGGTGTAGATGGTACGATTAAGAGACAGGACTTCAACGAGATGGTTGATGTGGTTCCTGTGTCTAATCCTAACATATTTAGTCAGGCGCAGAGAATATCTTTGGCTCAAACAAAGATGCAGCTTGCGACAGCGGCACCTGACATGCACAACATGTATGAAGTGTTCAGGGATATGTACGAGGCTTTAGGTGTAAGAGATATTGACAGAATATTGAAAAGAACTCCTGAGCCTGAGCCTACCCCGAAAGACCCGGCTCAGGAGAACATAGATGCGCTAGATCAGATTCAGTTAGTTGCTTTTGAGGGTCAGGAACATGAAGCGCATATTATGTCTCACATGGTTTTTGGATCAACACCGCTTGTTGCAGGGACCCCGCAAATAGCTGTGGCATTACAGAAGCATATAATGGAGCATGTAAGGATTGGCGCCAAGGAGCGTGCTATGCAGGAGATGATGCAGGCTACGGGCGGTCAGCCTATGCAGGAAATGCAGAGTTTAGAGTTAGAGGCGAGGATTGCACAGTTGATAGCCGAAGGCATGGCACAACTCAAGCAACTAAGTGGACAGCTCACGGCTCCCGGACCAGATCCGTTGGTACAGCTCAAGGAGAAGGAGCTACAAGTTAGAGCACAAGCTGAAGAGAACGACGCTCAAGTTGACGCGGCTAAACTGGGTCTGGAGCAGCAGAAAGTACAACAAAGAGGCGATCAGTTTGATAAGAGGCTTGAAAGTCAAGAGAAGCAGACTGCTGCAAGGATCAACGCAGCTGAGAGGCGTGAAGTAATGAAACAACAAAAAGGAGGTCAGTGATGGCTAAAAAAGGTGATAAAAGAACAGAGAAGGATTTGAGAAAAGAATTTTTTGATGGTCCAGCTTCTGATACTATGAGCTTTGAGCAGTTCTTAATACAGCAAGGTCATGGTGACAAGGTCAAGCCTATTAAGATGGCTGGTGGCGGAGAAGTAGAGCTAGTCCGCGGCGATCCTAACTATTACAAAGATTTGGTGTAGTGACAGCTTTTATGCTTGCTTGTTACATGAACGGGGTAGCGCAGGGTGCGATATACTTTAGATCGGTTAACGATTGTCTTTACTACACTAAGTTTTTAGATGAACAGCAGTATAATACAGAGACAGGGCAGAAACAGGTTTATGAGTGCATTTGTAAGTTGGTTCCACAGGTTAATCCTGACAAAGTAAGGGTATATTGATGCAGAAAAAACTACAAAAAGGATCAATACTAGATGAATATGACCTTGATGGTGATAATGAAATTACTAATGAAGAACTACAGCAAGCAAAAGAGATCAAAGAAACAGAGACAAAACTTAGAAAAAATTTGGCACAATTACGCATGGCAAGATATACATTGATTGGTATGGGAGTATTTACGGTTGCCATGTTTATAATTCCTATTGAGCGTGTTGAAGCTTTAGCAGACATATCTAATTTATTTTATATATCTGGTGCGGGTATTGTTGGCACATACATGGGAACAAGTGCTTATATGGCAAAGAATGGAGTTAAATGATGTTACAAGCGTTAATAGGTCCAGTAACAGGACTACTAGATAAATTTATACCGGATGCAGATGAAAAGGCTAAGTTGGCTCACGAGATAGCCACTATGTCTGAAAAACACGCGCAGGAGGCGCTGCTTGCTCAATTAGAAATTAACAAAGCAGAAGCTGCAAGTGGCTCTATATTTAAAGGCGGTTGGCGCCCGGCTGTTGGGTGGGTCTGTGCAATTGCTTTTGCATATCATTTTATCCTAAAAGATTTAATTATATTTGGTGCATCGTTTGCTGGTGCAGAACTGCCGGAGCTGCCTGAATTTGATATGGGTACACTTTTAACTGTTCTCGGCGGTATGCTTGGCATCGGAACACTCAGGACATATGAAAAGCAGAAGGGGCTTACCAAATAACACAAGATTTATTTAGACATTTAAGGATACATGCCATGAGCTTATATGCTAACATACATAAGAAAAGAAAAAGAATAGCAGCCGGCAGCGGCGAGAAAATGAGAAAAAAAGGAGCTAAAGGTGCCCCCACAGCAAAGAACTTTAGACAAGCAAAACGAACCACAAGAAAAGTCTAAAATAGAAATCTGTTATATACACAAAATGGCTTTTGTACCAAGAGAGGCAGAAGAGCCTATACCTTTTGGAGGCATGATGAAATTTATTGATTATGTTTGCCCAATGTGCGAAAGTATAAGAGATTATAAGACAGAATAAGAAAATATGAGGTTTTTATGGCAAAAAGTGAGATTTATCTTGCAGAGGCTGTATTTCGCGTTATAAATGAAAGAAGAAACATCGTTGAAAATGTCTTGAGACATAACTCTATCAAGAGTATGGAGCATTACAAACAGATGATGGGCGAGATGGAAGCATTAGAATACGTTGAGAACGAGATAAAAGATTTATTAAACAGACAAGAGGTAGACGATGAGTGAGAACGGTTTAGAAGAAACCTATGTAGAATCCAAAGATCGCGTCCTAGACCCCTCTTTGATTAGCAGTACACTATTAGAGCGTATGCCTTCTCCTACAGGTTGGAGGTTACTCATACTGCCGTACAGGGGTAAAGGTAAGACAGAGGGCGGTATATTACTACCAGACCAATTAGTAGAAGAGGGACAAGTGTCTACACAAGTTGGTTATGTACTAAAAGCGGGTCCTCTAGCTTACAAAGATGAAACAAAGTTTCCGTCAGGACCTTGGTGCGCAGAAAAAGACTGGGTTATGTTTGCCCGATACTCTGGTTCTCGTTTTAGAATTGATGGCGGAGAAGTAAGAATTTTGAATGATGATGAGATTTTAGCCAAGATATTGGACCCGGAAGACGTTTTACATTACTAGAGGATAAAAATGGCAGAAGCAAAAGAAAAACAAGAAGAACTTGATTTACAACTAGAAGATGAGGGGCAAGATGTTGAAGTTACTGTTGAAAATAAAGCTGAAACTGAAGATGTTCAAGTTGAGCCTATTACAGAAGATCAGCAAACTGAAGACGAGTTTAAAAAAGCCGAAAACCAAACTCAAAAAAGAATCAACCGCCTCACCAAAAAAATGCGTGAAGCCGAGAAAAACGCAGAAGAAGCGCTCCGTTTCGCAAAACAAAAAGAGCAAGAAAACCAACAGTTAGCGCAAAAACTTAACCAAATGGATACAAACTACGTCGACCAATACTCAGGTCGCGTAGAATCACAAATGGCGCAGACAGAGCAAAACCTTAGAGCGGCTATGGAAGTAGGAGACACTGAGGCTGCTGTAGCTGCACAGAAAGAAATGACAAGGCTGGCAGTTGAAGCTGATAGAGCGGCACAAGCTAAAGCGGCCAACGAACAGCGAAATAAGGCCGCAGAGGCACAAACAGTTGCTCCGGCACCTCAACAACCTATCCGTCAGCCGGTACAGCCACCACCAGAGCCTGACGCAAAGGCACAGGCATGGGCACAGAAAAATGAATGGTTTGGCAATGATAGTGCCATGACATACGCAGCTTTTGGGATACATAAAGACTTGGTAGAACAAGAAGGTATTGACCCTAAGAGCGATGAATACTATACTGAATTAGACAAACGTATGGGAGATGAATTTCCTCATAAGTTTGCTAACGGAGCGCAGAGCAAAAAAGTCGTCCAAAATGTTGCTTCTGCATCACGCTCCACTGGAACTGGACGCAGTAGTGGGAAGAGGCAAGTAAAACTTACCAATAGGCAGGTTGCACTTGCAAAAAAACTTGGCGTTCCTCTCGCAGAGTACGCAAAATATGTGAAGGAGTAATTGATATGGAAAACCAAAAGGAAATGTTTGATAAGACTATTTCAAGATCTCCTAGATCATCAAACACAAGAGAAAAGACAGCTGCAAGAAAACCGTGGGCTCCACCGTCTATGTTAGACGCGCCACCAGCCCCTGACGGCTACAAGCATCGCTGGATACGAGCAGAGACAAGAGGTTTCAATGATACCAAGAATGTTTCGGCTAAATTACGAGAAGGTTGGGAGCTCGTAAGAAAAGATGAATATCCAGATTTTGAAGCACCGGTAGTCGATCAAGGCAAATATGAAGGAGTTTTTGGAGTCGGTGGACTAGTTCTAGCTCGCATACCTGAAGAGACAGTAGCCGAAAGAACTGCATACTTTAATGCAAGAAGTGCAGATCAAATGGAAGCTGTAGATCAGGATATGATGAGGGAAAACGCTCACTCTACTATGACAATTAGTAGACCAGATCGTCAGTCTCGCGTATCATTCGGAGGAAAAAAATCTTAACTTTTAATCTTAATGGAGACTAAAAATGGCTAATAATTTAGCAGGTGGCTTTGGCTTACGTCCTATTGGATTAGTAGGTGCGGGTGCTAACACTACTGGTACAACACAGTATGAAATTGCGTCCAATAACACAAATGCTATTTATCAAGGTGGCATTGTTATTCCTACTGCCGCAGGCGTCATCGACATCACAGACCAAGCGGTCGCCCCGTTAGGAGTTTTTTACGGTGTTGAATATGTAGACTCAGGTACTAAAAAAACAACATTTAAAAACTTTTGGCCGGGATCAAACAATGTCAGTGTTGATACAAACTTCCCTATTAAGGCGTTTGTATTTGACAATCCAATGCAACTCTTTGTTGCAGTTGCAGATGGAACTAACACAGATAGAGCGACAGCCTTAGCAGATGTTTTTGCAAACTGTTCTATGGCAAGTGTAAACAATGGAAGCACCAACACAGGTCAATCCACTGATATGCTTGACATTTCAACAGCTGCAACAACAGCAACTTTGGATGTTAGAATTGTAGGGTTGTATGAAGACGAAGGTAATACAGATTACTCCGCAGTGGGTCATCAGTATATTGTACGTCTTCTAGGACACTTTAACTCAGGCTTTGCGGCTGCCGTTGGTACCGCTGCTAATACTGGTATATAAGGAGATTAGATTATGGCTATATCAAGAGCACAATTAGCTAAAGAGCTAGAGCCCGGTCTAAACGCCTTATTCGGGCTTGAATATGACAGGTATGAAAACGAACATGCTGAGATCTTTGACGAAGAATCATCAGATAGAGCGTTTGAAGAAGAAGTAATGTTAGCAGGCTTTTCAACTGCACCGACTAAATCAGAAGGTGGAGCTGTAAGTTTTGACGATGCACAAGAAACATTTACTGCAAGATACACACACGAGACTATCGCATTAGCTTTCTCAATCACAGAAGAAGCTATCGAAGATAATCTCTATGACAGACTTGCAAGTAGATATACAAAAGCATTAGCTAGATCAATGGCACAAACTAAGCAAATTAAAGCTGCTGCCATTTTGAACAATGCTTTTAGTACATCAAGTGCAATCGGCGATGGTGCTGCATTAGCGTCTGCTTCACACCCGACTATCAATGGTAATCAGAGCAATATCTTATCAGTGGCTTCTGACTTAAATGAGACATCATTAGAGCAGGCATTAATTGATATTGCAGGTTTCAAAGATGAAAGAGGCTTGAAGATCGCAGTTAGAGGTACGAAGTTAATAATACCAAAAGAGTTACAGTTTACTGCTGAAAGAGTATTAAACAGTAATTTAAGAGTTGGAACTTCTGATAATGATCCAAACGCAATCAAGAACATGGGTATGTTACCTGAAGGTGCAGTTGTAAACCATTTCTTGACTGATACAGATGCGTTTTTCATTAAGACAGATGCTCCAAATGGTTTTAAATACTTTAACCGTGCACCGATCAAAACTGCTATGGAAGGCGATTTTGACACAGGCAACATGAGGTTCAAGGCTAGAGAAAGATACAGCTTTGGTGTTTCAGACTGGAGATGTGTATTTGCAACTCCGGGTGCATAAATAATTTTGCATTTCGCATAAAACGAGGACAGTGCTTGCTGTCCTCGTTTTTTTTATGTATACTAAAAGCACCTTGACAGAGAATTAACTCTGACATTTGCCAAGACAAGGAGATATACATGGCTAATTCAACCTTTTCAGGCCCGGTGAGATCTGAAGGTGGTTTTACTTCTATAAGTAAAAACGCTTCCACGGGCACAATTACAACACTATCTAGTATCAATTCAAGTGGTATCACATCTTTTGATGCTAACACTATGCCTGTAGAGGCTGGTACCGGTATTACTGGTGGAACAGGAACCATTTACAGAAGTTCTGTCCAAAGAGTTGGTGGTATAATAACAACAAGAATATTAATAGACTTGACTGGTTTAAGATCAACTGCATCTGGCGACATTATCGGTGTTAACGGTACATCTAATGTTTGTCACATAGGTCAGATTACAGCTGCTAGAAATGGTACAATCTTAACGGGTAGTATGGAATGTTTTGAAGCACCGGCAGGCGGTGATCCGGACATTAACGTACATTCTGCAACAGAGGGAACTGGTGTAGAAGACGGTGCTATCTCAAGTTTATCAGAAACATTGTTGGTGAATGCTGGTGATGCAACACTTGGAAGTAAAGTTTATTTTACTGCTGTACCAGCCGCTGATGAGTTTTTATATTTAACTCTCGGCGATACAACAGATGCCGATTATACAGCCGGTAAATTGTTCATTGAATTAATGGGCTACGAAGCTTAGTTAGGAGGCTAAAATGGCAGGTTCTGACGTAAGGACGAAACGGATTACTGGCACGGGTTCGCTCGCTGTTGGTCCCGCTCGTATTAGACAGATACAGCTTAAAACGGCATCGGGCACTCCACGACTTACTGTTACAGATGGAAGTGGCGGTGCTACCGTTTTAGATTTAGATTTTAACGCTTCTGACACACATTCTGTGAATATTCCTGCTGAAGGAATAAGGGTTAGTGATATATTTGTTGGCACTTTAACAAATATTACATCCTCC